TAGACAATTTAATAAATACTGGTTCTTTATAACTTTCTAATCATTCTATATTTATTATTAGAATGTTATGGAAAAAGATTTTAAAATATTTGACGATAAGAACTTCTCTGATTTATCCAAAGAGATATACGAGAATTCTAAACTAAAAAAGACTCAGATTGACCTTTTAATCCAAGAGGTACATAGTTACATTCAGGGAATAGAAGACATAGCTATCGTTGGTCCCGTCTTAAAGGAATTGTTCGATGTAGCCGTTAAGAATGATGATAATCTTCTGAAATTAGCTACTGTAATTCAACGAATAATGTCTAAACATCAATTTGATGATAGTGATGTTGGTTTGTTAAGTGATGAAGAAAAAGAAGAATTAATGAATTCACTTGAAGACGCCGCCACGGAATTACAAAAAAAATCTGATGACATCGATATAAGTAAAATTAAAGAAAAGTATAATTCATAATGGCTAATGGAAGAATTAACCCACAACAATCAAATGTACTTGGTCGGGTAAATCAAGATACGAGTTTTGGACCTGAGTTTACGTTTCATCATGGCCATGTTGAAAAGGTAGTGTTAGAACCAAGTGATTTGGATTCATTTGGTTATCCTATATATGGGGTCCCATCTGATGTAAGTCAATGTATTCTTTTAAGACCAACTTATGGTGGTCATTTAGATTTTGCTTTACCATCAAACTATTTAAAAGGAATGGTACTGGCTCAACCATTGTTACGTGGTTTTGCTGATTCAATAGCTCGGGGCGATTCGGTAATCTATACTAACTTAGGTAGTAAGTTTTATTATTTAGGACCAATAAACACTTTAAACAATCCAAATTATAGTCCCGATACTTTACATAATCCAGATTTAAATCCAAACAGAGTAGTGTTGGATGATAGAAAAGATCACGAAGATGGATATAATGTAAACTTTATAAGAAGAGTAATTAATAGAGTCACTAAAATAAAAAATATAATTTTAGATAGACCTTATGATACTGGAGTAGGAGAAGTCGGTTCAGATGCCGAAATAGAAGCAAATGTATCTGATTTAACTTTAGAAGGTAGACATGGTAATTCAATTCAACTTGGTTATAGATTTATAAATCCATACAGTATAATCAGAAATAATAGTTCAAGTGGAAATAATGGTTCTGTTTTAGGTATGTTGTCACTTGGAACAATACCTGATTATTTCCCATCAACTGATGTAGATGAAAATGGAAATCCAATACCTTATCAATTATCAGTAAATAAAGTAGTAAAAGAAACTGGCTATATTGGTTTTCCAATAAATGCCGGTAATGATATCATTGATGGGGAAAATAAATTTCAAATAGACTTTGGAGCAGTAGAAAACGAAGCTGAACTACAAACTGAACTTGACCAAATAATAATGTTTTCTGATAGGATTACATTTGATGCACAAGACAATGATTTTACAGTTTCAGCAAAACGTAATATAAACTTTGGTGCCGGTAAGAATTTTACTATAACGAATAAAGGATTTACAGTTATTGAATCTCAGAATATTTATATAGGAAAGGAAGCAAAGAATAAAACTGAACCAATAGTGTTAGGTGATAAACTCAGAGATATATTACTTGATATAATGAAATTAATAAATGATTCACGGGCATTAGTACAAGGAGTTCCTATTCCACTTGTAGATCAATCAAGTAAATTATTGTCAGGACCACAATCAAGGATACAAAAATTGATTGATGAATTAGAACCAAGAACTTATGAAAAAGATGAGAATGGTAAAGATATTAAAACTAAACCAAAGATTGAAAATGAAAAAGGAAAGGAAACAAGATTTTTTAGTCAACAACATTACATAGAAATAAACAGGAGTTAATAAAATGAAGTTATCTGTATTTAAAAATATGATCAGAGAAGTAATAAGAGAAGAGTTAGATTATAAATTTTCTCGACTTCGTAAAGAGTTAAAAGAAATAGTAGTTAAGAGTAATAATAGTAATGTAAGTAAAGTTAGAACTCATACTACACAAGATACGAGTCTACAAAACTTAATGGAAGGATCTACCAGTACCGATTCCAACATTCCCATAACCAAACGAAGTGTTAATGTACCCCAAACTAAAAACAAAGTTTTGAATTCATTATTGACAGAAACAGCAAATTCTGATGATTGGAAAACCATTGATGGTAAGGCTGAAGTACAATCTGTACAAGACAACACATCTGAATTACCAGAACATTTGTCAAAAGCTTTTAATAAAGATTATTCTGACATAATGAAAAAAGTAGATGAAAAGGGAAAGTTTAAAAATGGCGTTTAAAACAACAGGTGATTTAGAAGATGATATTAGACACGCGTTGATTGTAAACATCGGTAAAGATTATTATGATGCTGGTGATAAAGGTCAAAGAGGTAAGATTGATGATTTAGCAGAAGCATTAAAAGGTTCTATTGTAGAATGGGTTAAACGACAGACGTTTCAAATTACTGAAATGGAAGCACCTATACATTTTCCACCGACAACTATTAAGACTAAAGTTAAGGGTGGAACAATTAATGGTGGAGCAACCGTCACAGCGACCGGTCCTATGCCTATAACCGGAGCTGCTATTGTCGGTCCAGCAGATGGGGAAAATAAGACATCGATAAAAAATATTGCACAGATAAGTCAGACAATAAATAAAATCGATGATGATAGAGTTGGGTCAGCAGTAACTACTTCAGAAGTTAAATTGTTAAGAGACGCGGACGAATAAAATGCCAATATTAGATAGAAGAACTAAACAGTTCGTTGAAGATAAAGATACTCGTGTAAGTGTTGGGCTTGATTTTCCAATCACAAGAGTACCGAATCAAGATGGATATTTCAAAACAACTAAGTCTACAGTTGAGTCAATTAAAAATAATATAAAATTATTATTACAAACAGAAAGAGGTGAAAGAGTTTTTCAACCAAACTTAGGAATGAATTTAAGACGATTTGTATTTGAACAAATAACAGAAGATACTTCAATAGAAATTGAAAATGATATTGTTGATGTATTTGAAACTTGGTTGCCTTTTGTTGAATTAAAAGATATTCAAATTAATACTGATTCAATTAATCAAGATCAAAATAAAATAAATATCAATATAGTGTTTGGTATTAAGAAGTCACCTACTTCTTTAGAATCAATAGAAGTTACTTTGGGATAAAATAATGGCATATTCAGAAAAACAAAAATTTCAACCAACAAATATTAATTATACAAGTAAGGATTTTTCTACAATCAAGGCTGATTTGATTGAATACACAAAGGCTTATTTTCCCGATACTTATAAAGATTTTAATGAGACATCTCCTGGTATGATGTTGATTGAATTATCAAGTTATGTTGGTGATGTATTGAGTTATTATGTCGATTACAATTATAAAGAAAATGTGTTATCTACGGCTACAGAAAAAAGAAATGTCAGAAGATTAGCAGAATTTCTTGGGTATAAAACTTCAAATAAAACTCCATCAGTAGTTAAGTTAAAAGTAACTACAGAAATTGGTGTTAACTTAGATGGTACTCCAAAATATAGCGATGCCCCAACTTCAATTTCACCTGGATTACAAATTCAATCCAATGCAGATAGTGAATTAATATTTGAAACTACTGGAGATATTGATTTTAAAATATCGGGTTCTACACTTGATGAACCACCTGTTAGTGCTCCAATTATAGGTACAGACGGCTTAGCTACAGGTTATACTTTAACCAGATATATCAGAGCCGTATCGGGTAAAACTAAAAGTAAATCATTCACTATAACTAGTCCAACTAAATTTTTAGAATTGGATTTAAATGAAGATAATGTAATTGAAATTTTAAATGTAACAGATAGTTCAGGACAAAAATGGTATGAAGTGGATTATTTAGCACAAGAAAGAATTTTAAAAGAAACACATTATAATGATAAAGGTGCCGGTAGAAAGAATAATGGCTATAATCAAGGAGAAGGTATTGACGATAATTCATTAATACCAATTCCCTATACTGTAGATTATATAACTACGAATAAAAAATTCGTAAAGAAATTTGATGTAGATACTAACTCAACCAAGTTAATGTTTGGTAATGGATTATATAGATTTAATGTATCGGGTTCTTCTCAATCAAGTATATTTTCAACAGTAGAACAAGCTGGTTTGACATTAAATGGTGTTGATAATGAACCAATAAATTTTGGAGTTAGTGATTTAATCACAAGTAATAATTTAAATTTAGGAGAAACACCGACCAATACAATTTTAACGGTAAAGTATAGAGCAGGTGGAGGTCCTGATTCAAATACTCAAGTTGGTGAATTAACTAATGTAACAAATTATACTGGTACAGGAACTATTAGTGTAACTAATGATGAACCAGCTGTAGGTGGAACTGATGGACAAACCGTGGATGAGATTCGTAATAATGCCAATGCATTTTTCTCATCACAATTAAGATGTGTTACTCGTCAAGATTATCAAGCAAGAATTTTAAATTTACCAGCAAAGTTTGGTAATATTGCAAAGGCTTATGTAGAGAGGATAGATGACCTAGGTGGATTACAAATAAACACATTATCATATAATCAAAACAAACAATTAGTTCAAACTCCTGAATTAGTATTGACAAACATAATGACTTATTTGAATCAATATAGAATGATAAATGATCATTTATCTTTTGGAATTGATCTTGGTCCTAAAGGTGCACCAAATATTTTTTCTGGTTACTTTATAAATTTTGGAGTTAAATTTCAAGTTAACACAGATAGAAGATTTAATTCAACTGATGTGAAAATACAAGTGATTAATACTATAAAAGATTTTTTCAAAATTGAAAAATTACAATTCAGACAACCAATTAATTTAAATGATTTACAATATAATATATTAGGACTTGATGGTGTGATTGGTATAAAAGAATTAAAACTTTTTCAAGAAGGAAATGGTGAAGGTATCGGTAGTAGAAAATTATATTATTATAGCGCAGATGGATCAACTACTGGAGACGATTCTAATTATGGATTTCAGTATGATTTTATAAGTGCAACTGAAGATGGAATTATAAAACCATCTATAACACCATCAGTATTTGAATTAAGAAATCCTGACAGAGACATATACGGAAAGGTGATATAATGCATAGATATTTTTTTTCAACTAAAGATGCTTTTATTAATAGTGGTTCTAGCTTTATCGATGGTACGACTTTCCAAGATAAAAATACAGGTCAAGATGAGGTATTGGAATTAAAAAAATATTATTACAATAATAAATTACATGGGTTTACAAGAGTATTACTTCAATTTGATGCTGATGAGATAGAGTCATATATTAGTTCATCTGTTTTACCAAGTACTTATAAATTAAATTTAAGACTTTGGGAAACCGATGGAACAAGTGGTTTAAGTGAAAACTATACTATTGTTGTTAATCCATTAAGTGAATCTTGGGATGAGGGTGTTGGTAAAGAAGCAGATAGACCAAAAACTACAGAAGGAGTTAGTTGGGATTATAGACAAAACAAAGAAGGTGCTGGCGCTAAAGAGATTGAATGGCTTAATAGATATCCAACTGGTGAAGATGCTGGAAATGCATCTTCCAGTATTGTCATAACTGCTTTGGCGACATCTTTGGTAGATGGAGAAGATAGGGAATTAAAAGTTCATGTTCCAAATGCAGTATATCCTGAACAAGATATTTATACATTTCACATTTTAGCAAGTCAAATATCTAGTCAAAATGTCACTGCAAGTTTTTGGGGTCCAGCTGGATATGGGGCAGCGGACTCTGGTTCAATTGATGAAATAGGTGAGAGTTTAAAAAACACTATAAACCTATTTCAACATGGTGGTATATTTTCACCAACAATAGGTGGTTCAAATGTTGGTATGACCACCAGTAGAACTATAAACAATCCATATCATAATAGATTGGATCGGGATGGTGGTGGGAATGTACCTTTGAGTGCTTCTTATGTCGCATCTACAAATACATTAATTATAAGCGCTAGTAAAAAAGGAAGTGATTACAATGATATGTTTATTTGTACTGGTTCTTACAACGAATCAAGTTCAGTTGCTACATTTACTGGTGGACAAGGTGAAATAATTAATGGTGCTGGTGGTAATTATATTCGAACTGTACAAGCATCACAATCCTTTTCAGCTGAATCACCAGATATCGATATGGATATAACTTCTATTGTTAAAACATGGTTTAGTAGTGCAAATAAAAACTATGGATTACTATTAAGATTATCAGGTAGTAGTGATTTTGAAGGTGCTACATTTGGTAATTATGAGACATTTACTGGTAGTTTTGAAGATTTAAAATTCTTTTCAAGACAAACCAATACAATATACTCACCAAAGATTGAATTAAAATGGGATGACCATTTACCAGCAACAGGTAGTAATACTGGTAGTTTAACTGCATTGGATTTATCTGGTACAGTAGAGAATTATGTATATCCAATACATGTTAGAGAAGCCTATAAAGAAACAGAAAAAGTAAAATTTAGATTTGGTGCAAGAAAAAGATATATTAATAAGAGTTTTACAACATCAGTACAGACCGTAAGTGGAAGTTACTTTGCAGAAGGTTCTGCATCTTATTCTATTATTGACTTGGCAACTAATGAGTCTATGGTGCCATTTAGTGCCTATACGACAATGAGTTGTGATACCGTGT